AGATGGAAACGAAATTACAAAAATTCATTCAAACTGCGAGCCTTGTCACGAAAAAAATTGTCCAAACTACGAAGGTTTTGGAGATTTGGTTTTGGAACTAGAAGGTGGAACCTGTGAAAGTTTAGGTATTGAAGAGGGTGATGTGATTAAAATGGATGTTACCCGTTAATTTTACTTTGTAAAATTTCAACAAACTTGTTTTGTAAATCTTTCACCAAATCAGATGATGTTCTCTTTTTTACTTCGAACTCTTCCATAGAGTCAATCATTCCCCCTTCTCTCTTTATCTGATTAATACCTGCTTGAACTTGTTTTTCAGACAAACTTCTGAACTTTAATAATTTACTTTTCAAATCCTTAACAAAAGTATTGGTCCCTTCGTAATTTGCAATAGGTAAAGTTTCTTTAGGTAAATCTTTCATATATGGTTTATCATAACCACTATATATAAAATTTATTCCCGATATGTTTGTAATACATTTATGCCCACCAGAGTTCGCTTTCAGAAAATCATAAGCAGTTACTGAGTTTGTGTTTGGGTCATACGAAGGAGTATTACCATACATCGCCATCATATCTTTTTGAGTAAAACCTACAGAATTTTCGTTTGCCTCTCTCTCGGCGATTTTTTTAATTATTTTAAATGATAAGATTTCTTTATCAAGTTCAGGTTTGAATTCTTCCAAAACCTTATCCTTAATAGGACCTAAATCGATACCCTTAAGTGCTCTATTTTCCTTATATGGATTACAAGATGCTTGAACCATACCGACAGGTGCTCCTAAACCTGTAACTAAAAAATCTGCATCCGGATATAATTCAAAAGGAACATATCTGTCATAGGAACCTTTTTTCATTTTACCTAAACCATATTGTACTAATATGTTACCCAACTTTTTAATTCCTTTGTTTTCGTCACCCCTTTGTTTTATAAACTCATCTTGGTTTTTTTGCATAGTGTCAACGTCCGCATAATGTCTATCGACTGCCAACTTTTTGATGTTGTTATATATACTAATCAAACTTGCCTCTGAATTCATAACTAAGTGTTCCATAAATTCAGGATAGTTTTTGTATGCCAACAATAGTTTGTTAGTTACCAACCCAAAAAGAATTTTGTTTTCTCTTAATGTTTTGTCTTTGTCGAAATTATAAACAAAATTCATCACCATTTTAGGTGTTACTTTGTTTTCAACAAATTTTGCCGAATCGACCATTGAAATGACAAATATGTCGTCATTTGTAAAGATTTCTTTGGGGGAGATTACTTGTGATATTGTTTCGACATTTGATTTTGCCTGTCTGAAATTTGTTGAGGTGTGTCCCTCAACTCCTGATTGAGTATCGTGGTGGTCAGTATGTATTTCAAACATTACTTTACCGTGAGCAAAATCTACAAGTACCGGCATTACTTCGCCATTAGCATCGGCTTTCTTAATCGCCCATTCTTTTTCTCCGTATTGAATAATTTCACAATCAACGACCTTAAATCCTTGGCTTTCCAAGTATTTTTTCATTGCAATGGCGGTTGTAACTCCATCCAAATCTTGATGAAAATATATTTTTGCTTTTTTATATCTTTCTAATAAAGAATTTATATTTCTGATACCTGATTCATTCAACAACTTTTGAACTAATCTGTCGACTTGCGCCTCTGATAAAATAACTGTATTCATATCAGATAAATATGATATAAAACAAAAAAACCAACTTACAGTTGGTCTTCTTTTATCTCTTCAAGAGTTTTAACAATATGTCTCATTCATTATTAATGTTGTAAACAATTCCAAATAAAATAAACTATAATGTATTTGTTCCATGAGCAGACTTTTTATGTTTAGTTAAATTACCCTTACCACCAATTTTTTTTCCGCACGTATCACAAACAAAGATATCTTTTTTATGTCCTGAAATATTTTTCAATTCCATATGTGAAGTTACATCATCTAATATATTATTTTTTTTTGCATAACAAAACGCACCACCACTATTAACTCGGAAAGCGTCTCTATTTTTATATTTTAGAGCCTCAATTCTTACTGAATCATGATTCCAAAAACGTTTTTTTTTCATGTGGGAGGTAAGTTCTTCTAACCAACCATATTTATGTGCAGCATCATATGCACCTTTATTATTAGCCCTAAATTCATTATAATCATCATATTTTTCAGTAATTTCTTTTACCAATTTTTTCGACCAAACGAATTTTTGTGTCATATGTTTGGTGACCTCATTATACCAATTATTTTTTTTTGATGATAAAAATGCACCTGGCGAATTATTTATAAATTCTTTTTTGGTTTTATATTTTTTAGCCTCTTCATATACGTTTTCAAAATTAATCCAATAATATTCTATTCTTTCCAAATTACTCAACAAGTAGTGCTTATTATTTCTTAATAAAGAATTATATGCAGAGGGTTCTGATTTTCTGAAATCGGACAATTTGTTATAATTAGATATTAATGATTTTAGTATATCATCGGTATATTTTCTTACTTTAATTTTTTTTTCTAAGTTTTTAATTACTTCTTGATAACACTTCAATCTAATGGCCGCCTCCCAAGCCTTTGGCTCTGACTTACGAAAATCAATCAACTTATCATACTTTTTAACAATATCAAGAATCTTTTTTTTATTCCAAATTCTCAAATTACCTCCCAATGAACCTGTTTTAACTTTATTCAATGGTTTCCATCCTTTTTCTATATAATCAATTAATACATCGTTTTCTTTCTCAATTGCTATCTCTTTATCTATATAATCCGTAATTATTTTAAGAATTGGTTGTTGTCCTGTTATTGTTATATGTTTACTAACTGAACTTCTATAATCTCTCAAATGGTTATAATGTCTTTTATTTAAGTCGTATGTTAAACCGACATAAAAATGTTTATCGGGAAATTCAAAAACATAGATTAACCTTTTGAATTTGTTTCCTAAAGGTTTCATGTGTTTGGTTATTTCATCTATAACACCCCGCCTCAACGCTGAATTATAAGCATTAGTAGAATTTTTTTCAAATTCAGTTTTACTATTATATTTTAGTGCTTCATTTTGTAATTTTTCTATACTCCATCTAGTGTTACGTTTCATGTGTGAAACTATTTCATCAAGTAATCCATGTCTTAAAGCATATAGATAAGCGGCGTTTTCTTTTTTTTGGAAGGAGATTAGTTCATTATATTTAATTGCGACTTTCCTTAATTCGTCTATAGTCCAATTTTTACGTTTAATTACCATATGTTTACAAACTTCATCTAACCACCCGTGTCTGAGAGCCGCAAAATACGCTTTTTTTGAATTTTTTTGGAATTCGGACCTACTTTTATATTTTTCAGCCTCTTGTCTGGTGAGTTCAATAGTCCAACTAATCTTAGTTTCCATTTTTTAAATGCTAAATTACTAAAATTTATCTATTCGTGATTTTGCAATTTCTACGTATGATTGAGATAATTCGATTCCAATCCATTGGCGTCCCAAAATTTTTGCGGCTACCAAACTTGTTCCGCTTCCACAGAAAGGGTCTAATATAACCTCATTCTTATAAGATAATATCTTAATCGCCTTCGTGGGTATGTCCATTGAGAACGTGGCTTTCGTCATTGGTCTTGAGTCGTTCAGGTATTTCCATTGTCCGAATACCAACTCCATAAACTCTTTCTTATCTTCGTCCTGATAAACTACTTTAGTTTTGAATGTTCCATCCTCTTGTTCTATTTGAGTCGGGACTCCCTTCCATTGTGGTTCCCCTTTTACTATCTTAATGTGTTTGTGTTTGTAAGCAAGTATCACACATTCTTTTGGGTTATATATGTATGGACTCGACGGACTCATCCAACTACCCCAAGCGGTGGTTTTACTTCGGTGTGGGGAATCTTCTTCTAAATCGACAATACCAAAAAACTTAAACCCAATTTTTTTCATTAATTGATATATCTCCGACACAAAGAAAATCCGTCCACCTTTATCTTGGCGATTGATTTCATAAGGAATATTAAGCGCGATTCTACCATCATCTTTTAATACTCTAAATGCTTGGGTTAACCAATTCTCCGAGAACTTTAAATACTCTTCAAAATAAACATCATCGTCGTGTACGTCGTAAGCGATACCTACTCCATAGGGTGGAGATGTAACAATTAAGTCAATCGATGATTTAGGTAATGTTTCCATCACCTCAACACAATCCCCATTTATAATTTTTCCTGTTTCAATCATCTTTTTTCTAATGTATTAATCTTATGTTGTAAGTACCAAAGCGCCTTTTTTAAATCTTCCAATTCTTTATCGGTGTTTTTCTTTCCCGCTCTTGAGATGTATTTTACTGTGTTTCCCAAACAAAAATCCAAGTCCCAAGCATCAATCACCTTGATTGCTTCATATGGATTTGACTCACCACCATAATGATTAGGGTGATTAACCATTTCTTTATCCATATCTCAACTATTTTGATAAATTAACTTCATTGTTTCAGGATTAATTACAAACTGAAAATCAATCATTGATAGACTATCATCAGAGTAATCATTCTTAAATGATAGGTTTGAGCCTTGAATGTCAAAACTTAATCCGTTTACTACTTCACCAATTGGGTCTAAATATTCAACAGTAACTGCGGTAATTTTGAATAGGTCCACAGGATTAAATGAGTAATTTACAGTTTGATACATTTTTGTTTTGAAGATTAACTTCTCCCCTTCATTATAAATTTTAAAACTTCTAAAAAGATAGTCAGGTACAGTTACCTCTTTGTTAAATTTGATAATAAATCTGTTTGATTTGAGCGGTTCAACCGGTGTAAATTTTGTTAATTCAGGCATTTGATTTTGTTCTATAAAAATTTTTATTGTCTTTTACTTCTTCAATAACACCCTCTTCAATGTAATCTTTGAGTATTTCTTTTGCGTTATACTCGTTGCACTCTAAAATGCTTTCAGCGATAAATGAGATGTGAATTGGGCTCCTTAATTTGTTAAGAAGTTTTCTTTCTTTGTTTTTTGGAATCTGTGTCGTCATTTGTTTCAATTTTTGGGGTTTTAAATTGATTTTTCCATTCTGATTTTGAGACATATTCCCACCCGTATTTTACCTTCGGTTCGGCTTCTTTGTCTTTAACTCGTTCGAGTTTTCCGTTTGTTTTGTTTCTTAATGTTTTCATATATTCCAATCTTTTATTTGTTTTAAAATTTGTTTTTCAGAAAATCCATTCTGATAAAGTTTGTAGACTTCAGTTGAAAACTTGTCAATGAATATTAATGCGTCTGCCTTGAATAGGTCTTTTAATAATTTTCCTTGTGTAAGGTTATTTTTTATTGTCTCTATCGTTAGAAATCTTTTTATCATTGGGATATTTTATTGAATTAATTAGTTCTCTTACCTTCTTTCCCAAAAGATAATCATTTGGATTTGTATTAACAAGTTTTTCAATTAATTCGTATGTAATTTCTGTTTTCATACTCTATCATATTTTATTGACGAAGATTGATTTATATAACTTAGTATTCTTCTTTTGAAGATTGGTAAAAGTGTTTGTTCTAACGGGTATTCGTCTCCTCCCATTACTTCAAAGATTGGGTATTTTGTGTTAGCATCAGGCTTATTCCATTTGCTAAAATTATTAATTATTTCATTTAAAGTCAAATCGTCTTTTGGACCTGAGTATATTGAGTTTGAAAAGTTCCTGTATTCAACGGACCCTTTTGTTTTCTTTAATTTATATTCCCAAACATACAGAGTTTTTTCTTTTTTGTTGTGGTAATAAAAATATCCTGATTTTTTAGATAACTCGTTTTTATTTCTTCTTAACTGAACTGATATACTTTCGTTTACCAATCCCCATATTGACTTTGCAATATTAAAGTAATCGTAAATCTTTGGTGTTGCATATTTTAAGATTTCTTGGTACTGACCATTATCATCAATATTTAATTCGGGTACTTGGTTATATTTTAAATCTGACACCAAAAGTTCATCGTCAAAGTATTCAAATTTCTTTTCGGTTGATAACATTTTGTTTTCACTAATCATCGTTCTGACATTGGCAAAATGCAAAGACAATTCAATAAATGAGGGGTAAACCTCAAATTTATCAAATCGTTCATTAAGTTTTTGAAAATAACTTAAAAGAACATATTGTTTGTGTTCTAAATCAATTGGGGTTTGAAACAACCAATCTGTGTTTAATAAAAACTCAAAACCTTTTTTTAATTTTCTTCCCGACATATTTTTTCTTTTTATAAATTATAATAAAATATTGGGATTTATTAAAGGTTAATTTGTTCTCATTACAACATATGTTTCATCATTTACATAAGTTGTCTCATAGGTTCCGTCATATCCATTCATAACTCCTATTCCATCAGAATCTACCCACGCTTGAGCCAAACCATCTTTATCAAGATAATCTTCCGCATCCATTCCGAACTCTTCCAATTTTGCAAGATAATCGTATTTAACATCATCTAACAAATCATCTACCTTATTATCAATCATTTCTTGAGTTGGTTCAGTATCAGGTTCAATTTCGTCTAATTCAGTTTGTGCGGTTTCAATATTTGATTGAACCTCTTGTATTTTTTCATCTAAATCATAGTATTCATCACTATCATAATCTTCCAAATTTCTTTGCTCTTCTTCCAAATCCGATAACATACTTTCCATTTCCTCAATATAATTTTCAAGTTGTTCCTTACGCTCCTCTTGTTCTGAGGTTAATTCAAAGTCATCGTCGCTGAAGTATACATCAGTATTGTTTCTGACATCATCCTCATAAAAATCTCTGAAGTAATCTAAAATACTTTCCTCATCTAAATGGTCTATCCAAAAATTTCTATTAAACCCACCAATTCCGTTTTCGTCTATGTATTCTTTAGCGTACTCAAGTGCCGCATCTTCAGCACCACTTTCTGTTGATACTACGTATGTATTACCTTCTAACCCTCCTTGGTATATTTCATATGTACGCATTTTTCCATAATAACTGTATCTACCTGGAATCAATGCATAAACATCAATCTTTTCTTCAATTTCTTCAATTTCAGCATCAATAGAATCTAACTCAGATTGTAATTCTTCTGAATCATTACCTTGCTCTTGGTCGTAATATATGTTTCCTCTACGCTCTTTTAATTCTCTTAATCTATCGACCTCAACTTCAGTTTGAACTTCGTCTCCTTCATTTTCTTGGAGGTATTGAAAGACCGCAATGGCGCATAATCCTTCATCATCCGCAATTTCCTGAGACCATTCATCATCTTCTCTTCTTGATTGGGCTTGTAATAATTCACCGGCAATTCTCCTTCTTTCTTTAATTTTGGCTCTTTCGCTACCCCAATCAGTAACTCTACCCGTTACTGTTACACCATCTAGTGAAGCAATACCACTATCAACCATATCTAAATCTCCATTAATTCTAATAATTGGACCTAAAGATTTTATTGATTTATTTTTTCTTAAATTAAAATTACCATTAACCACAATTTTTTTATCTCTATATTTTCTTAACTTTGATAATGCATTTAGGTTGTAGTCAATCGCAGGAAGCAATTGATGAATTTCATCAGGTGTTACATATACAACTTCAAAAGGCTCCTGTTCTTCCTCTTGTTCTCTAATAACTCGTATGAGTTTTGTTATATCTTGTTTTTTTAATGTAATTTTTTCCATAATGTTATTTATAAATATATTTAAATTCACTTATAAATCACAATTCTAAATATTTATGAGTATAGATTATTATATGTCTGAAACAATAGGAATATATAAAATACAAAACAAGATTGACCAAAAAGTTTATATCGGAAGTTCTGTTAATTTGGATAACAGGAGAGCAAAACATTTTTGGATGTTAAATAAAGGTATTCACGATAACGAACATCTTCAGAACTCATTCAATAAAAATGGTGAGTTTAGTTTTATTTTCGAGGTTCTTGAAAATTGTGGCGAGGAAATGTTAATTGACAGAGAGAATTTCTATATAGAAAAAATCAATAGTAATTACTCATCATTT